ACAGATCTTTCATCTTATTCATAAAGTCTTCGGCGATTTCAGTTCTCAGACCAGTTTGGATGGCTACTTTATTTTCTTCCATCCAGTTTTCAACTACGTAGTTTAAATAGCTGTCAACTTTCTCTACAAGATCCTCTTTGGTAGAAGTAATTTCTGCCTCGAGCTCTTCGTTGTATTTTTCTTCAAGACGATCGATTTCTTCAGCAAGCTTTGATTTAATAGCTGCTTCAAAAATGATAGCAGTTTTCTCTTTGAACTCTTCAGACAATGTAGCTTCATTAGCCATAATTGCATTTAAGTCATCAGAGAAATCTGCCTGGTAGTTAATTGAAATATCATTTTCAACTACTACACCATCTTCGGTATCGAAATCTTCAGCCATGATTTTACCGTACATAGCAGCAAGATCTTCTTTTTTCATCTTGGATGCTTTCATGTACATAGCATTAATCATACCAGCTTTTGTACCTGGCATTTTTGGCATTGGATCTTGTTTACCCGAATCGCCTTTACGCTTTGCTGCAGTACCAGTTGCGTCACCTGCTTTATCAACAGATGCTACAGACTGTGCTTCAGCATTCTTCGGATCATGAGCTTCTTCCACGACTTCGTTGTCATCATGGAGGTCAATCTCTTGATCTTCGATTTGATTTTCATCAGTCATAATTGACTCCTTTTACGATTTATTTTTGAGCAACGAGAGGAAATTCTTAAACTCACGAACCTGAGCCTCATAGAGATCAGCACGTGGAGCCTTTTTAATTTCAGTCTCCATTTTTTCAATAGCTTGTGGCTCAATAATGCCGTTGTTCCATACCCACTCAACACCTTCCATAACTCCATTAACAAAAGCGCTAGGTGCGGAGGGATCCTGAACAATATCTACTGCATTCAGTAGAAAATCGCCTTTAACGATCATTGCGTCATTACTTCGCTGCAAACTTCCCATACCACGAGTCGAAACACCCAGTTTGACACCACCATCGAGTAGACCTTTAACAATCTGACCCATCGGAGTTTCCAAAATGGTTGCCTTTCCAACAACATCGTTACCTTGCCATTTCAAGGATTCGATCTTGTGTGAAACTTTATCTAGATTAACGGTTGGTCCTTCAGGGTGATTTAATTCACCAACTGCGCGTCCCTTTTGTACTTGTTCAACATTATACTTGTTAACAGCACCTTCCATGACGTCTTTAGGATAAATCCTACCGTTTCTATTTTTTTGTTCAGCTGACATGAATACACCTTCGATAGAGTAGGATTTACCTCCATCTTTACGAGCTTCAGTAAGCACCTCTAAATTATCTTCGGTATATTCTGATATCAGTTTCATTTTTTATAAACCTTTACGAATTCTAATCCTGCTTTCTCAGCTTCTTTCTGAGACGAATAAGCATCAAGCCTATCCCCATCCACATACGTAACATAGCGACCTTGATCTTTATGTACCATGACAGACACACCCTTAATCTTTTTATCAAAGACATGTTTACCCTTTGGCATCCGGCCGGTTAGTTCCCGAATCTGAGAAAATCTTTTCATTTCTTTTTCTACTTATTATTTATGATAATATTGTTTTTTAAATAAAATATAAATTATTTAGCGATATTCAATTAAATCTTTTAAATCAGGTTTATTTTCTTCTCTAACAGTACCTAATTTAAATTCTGTAGACTGAGTATCTTTCATATCTTTAACACTATATCCAATTTGTACAACTAAGATAGGCATTTCTGTTATCCACGGAAACACAGACCAATCATTTCCAACTTCACCTGTACCACCCTTATTCCATTCATTCTGCTTTTTTTCCCATGCCCATTCTGGAAATGATTTTATATAAGATATATCTAATCCATTTTCTAAACATAAACTTGCCAATACCTGAGTATATAGACCTACTTCAACGCATGCTAAACCAATATTACCAATTAACCTAAATCTATTAGAATCTATTTGCATAAATCTAGTTCTGCCGACAAATTCTTTTTCATAATGTCTTGAATGAGCCGATGTAAATTTATTATGTTTAGCCTGTCTTAATTCAAATATTAAATTCCATGGTGCTTCTTTATAAGCATTATTTAATCCTATAGCTGCATCATTTTCCCAATTATTAACAGATGCTTTTTTCCATAATGCGCAAATACTACCTAATAAAACTTTTTCTTTATAATTTTCTGGTCCTATTACATGAATTTTAAATGGATATAAATTCTGTTTAGAAGGAGCTAAGTCGAAGGCTTTAGATAATAAATCGTTTATTAGTTCCTTACTTGGTATTTTTTTAGGATCCCAAATTTCTCTAATTTGCCTACGCTTTTTTAATAAATCCTCCACAGACATCTTATTTTAATTTACGTCTTCATCTTGTCCGTCGTCTTCAAAACTGGCGTCTTCCCATTCGGAATCTTCTTCCTCTTCATCGCCGCTCTCTGAGTCGAGGTCAAGCTCGAGCTGTGAGTCATCCTCATCCCCCATGAGGTCTTCATCATCCTCATCATCAGGTTCTGCTCCGTTATACATTTGATTAGCTACATTGATTTTTTCTTGATCAAGTAGATCTGACATTTTAATAGTAACCATATCATTAAATAAATTGTTGGCTTTATTAAAATTCTGGTCAATAGCATAATTAATCATATCTTCAATCGGATTGGTTTCTACTTCCGCTTGTACTTCTTCACTCATAATTTATTCTCCTTGAGTTGCAACTGGTTTTAGTTCAAATTTTTGAGATGGCTCAGCTTGCTGCTGCTCTTCTTCATCAGGCTGTTCTTCTTGTTCGCCGGATATTTCTTTATTAATTCCTTCAATATCTTCATCAGAAAATTGAAGAACATTTTTCTGGACCCATTCTTTAGAGAAATATTCACCTACATAATTAGAAATTTGATCTAATGTTTGTAATTTTTCTCTTAATAGTTCTGCATCTTTTAATTCTGTAAAATGGTTATCCCTAACAAAATCAAGAACAATATCATTTTTAATACCATTCCAATCTTCTTCAGTAATAACACCTTTTAGAATTAATTGTTTTTTTAGAATATCATAAAAAAGATGTGCAAATCTTGTACGAAGTCTGTCGATAAACTTCTGAAATTTTAATTCATCTCTTGAAACTTCTGTAGATCTTCCAAGACTAAATTGATTTTCAGATTCTAATCTAGAAATAGGTACATTTAAAGAACGATATAATCTTTTTTGGAAATAAACAATATCATCAATTTGTCCTAGATTTTCACCACCGGGTAAAGTACTAATTTCAGTACCACGTCCACCTTCACGCCTAGGTAACCAGAAATCTTCTAGCATAGACATATGCTTACGATCATCTCTGATTTCGCCAGTAGCTGCATCGTAAACTAATTTGTTACGATAACGTGCCATAATATCTTTCATATATTGTTCAGCTTTACCTCTTGGTAAGTTACCTACATCAATATAAAAAATACGACGCTCGGGCGCACGTGCGAGACGATAGATGACTAAAGAATCTTCCATCATACGTAATTGATTAATTGGTTTAAGTGCTTTATGAAGATAAGAAATAACTTTCTTACGACCTTCATCGAGAAGACCAGATGTACAATATGAAACTGAATCAAGTGTAAGTTTTACACCTGAGTTTGCTTGTCCCGGCTTTTCTTGGTAAATATAATATTCATCTACTTTTTCGATTAAGTTAACACCGGTTTGAGGATCTTTCTTCTTTTTAACCTGTTTAACTTTCCGCATTTTTGCAGAATCGATAGGACGAATCTCTTGAATACCTGCTTTTAAATTAGATTCATTTACAACTAAGTGATGGAAAATACGTCCATCTACATACCATCTTCTAAAGATATCATGACCTAATTCATTAAAGTTTAGCATACTATAAATGTTATCGAATTCTTCTTTAATAATCTTTTTAATCTTATCGCTTTGCTCAAGATTATCCATATTAACATCAATGGATTGTTCTAGTTCACCACCAGCAATTGATTCATTAGTAATATCTTCAATAGCCATGTCTACTTCAGGATGCATAGCAACACCACGATATTTCATAATTAAGTGGTAATTATCTTTTGAATCATCGCCATCGATATTAATGTATTGCCCATAATGAGTACCAGCTGCAGTTACGTAACCTGCGCCGTCATCGTCACGAGCAGGTACGATCGAAGGTCTTTTCTTCGGATCTTCAGATTCTGCTTTTTTAATTTCAAAGCCAAATAACTTAAGTGATCTATTATCTGCCATTATAAATTCCTAATTAGAGTAAGAAGAGAGCGAGCGAACCCGCTCTCTTTCATATATTTATCTAAGATGTAGTAGACGGATTTAAGCTGTCAAAATACTGATACTGGAACGTAACCTGAAATCTTTCGATCTCATCGTTTGATCCATAGTTCAGATCGATTGGGCTTAGATCAGTTGGGAATGCACCGCGGAAAATGTATTCCTTAAGTGAACTTCCATCTCTATCCAATTGTTCTACTCTTAAGTCTGCTTCGTAATCAATTGGTGAAGTTAGACCGGTATTTGCACTATGTGCATTCATACCGTTCATCCAACGCTCAACTGAATTCCGAACTGCAAAGTCGGTGTCATTAATGATAGTAACTGTCCATTCTGCGAATGTACGATCACCGGCCATTTTTAACTGACGTCCGCGAAATGGTACTACAATAATACCCATTGTAGATCCTGGAAGTTGCGCCGTTTCGCAAAGGAAAGACGTTAATTCAGGATCACCATTTGCATAACCCGGGAAGTTAATAGTAGCTTTGAATAGATTAGGTCTAGCGCCACCACCTCTGAGTTTGGACTTAAAATCATCAACTCCTAATATTGCCATTTTATTATCTCCTTAGCGCTATTAAACTGTGCCTACGACTTCTTCGAAGTCGACGCCAGTTCTAACTGCCACAAAGTTCAAAGTGACATAGTTGATGGAACGTGCCGGCTTGATGAAGATGTTGGCGATGAACTCATTACGGTCAATTACTGCTGCTGTATTGTTTGTTTCGTCACAAACGACACGGAAATCAGTAATACCACGTCTGCCTTTTACTTCTCTTAATACTGGCTCTACGATGTTAACAAATTCTGCTCTTGTAAATTCATCATTGAATTCGAACATAACTTGCTCTGCTGCTCTACTAATTGCTCTTTCGAGTACCAAGAAGAGACGACGTACGTTAATACGATCAAATGCAGAAGGTCTGTTTAATCTCGTTTTATCGCCGAATAAGATAACACCTTGTCCTGGGATATTTGCAATTGGATTAACGCCAGCTCTGTACAAAGTATCTCTTTGACCCTTTGTAGGGGTATATGATAGCCCAGTAATACCTAAGTATTGACCCCGACGTGAACCTGCTGGTGAGAACCA